GGTAGTTGTTTTTCCAGCCTACGGTTGCCACACCGTTCTTTCTGCCGTCCGCATTCGTGGACTGAACAGATAAACCGTCAGCCATGTGTCCATACTTCAAATCTTTCTTATTTGAGTAGTGTTTCTCCCTAGTAACTTCTTCCAGTTCCTTTTGAAACACTTTCGCACCAGCGGTAGTTATTTTAGCTTGTTCCGCTGGTGCGATATCGCCAATACTGGCTACCGTTTCAAGCCAGCCCTCTAGTGCTTCATCAAGCCCTACCATAAGCCATCACCCAACTTTCTTATGCTTTCTCAAAGTCAGAAAGTCGTAGCGGTTAAGCCCAAAGTTTTCGTTTGGACTAACACGCACAATGTCATACTGAGTGCCATTTAGGACAGCCACTTGACCTTTAATCACTTTGACATTATGACGGATAACAATCACTCTTGTATCGCTTTCGCCATTTTGTTGGGCCAAATACTCTTGATTGAGTGTGCGAGTGTGTGGTTTATAGTGCAGCGTAAACTGTTTCACGAATTTTGGCACACTCACACCCGTAAACTTGTTAGGGGTGCTTTGGTATGTACCAAAATCAGCTTTAAAACGAAAGTCTGAGGGTAAATATCTAACTTTAGGCATTAGTAACCTCTTTCTTCACTATAAGTTGCGTATAATCCCCTTAATTGCCCGATTATGCTATTCAAAGTTAAGTTAATAGGATAAGTCACTGTATCTGTTAGAGCCACTCGGTAGGTGAAATAAGAGCTTGTGAGGGCTATTACAGCCGTGTCATATAGAGATTCTACGCTTTCGAGGTCGTAGAATTTCGGGTCATTACCGACTGCATTGATAATGTACTGTTGAGCCGATTCAATGTAAGCTGGAATGAGTGCAGTGTCGTCTGTCTCATCCAGATTCAAGGTCTGCATGATGGTTTCCTTAGATACACTCATTGCTTACCTCCTAAATTAAGCTCCGGCAGTAAGATTAGCTTTTTGGTCAGCAATCGCTTTGAATGACGCTGGCACAAACGCTTCTTCATCCGTTTTAACAACATCGAAGCGGTCAATAACACGTACTTTAGTAGTATCAGTTTCAAATGCTCCACCACCGATGTTAGTAGAGAGCAATGACAAGTGTTGACGGTCAAACAATGTTACCGCTTGTTTCAAGTCGCCAAAATACAATGGCATAGCTCCACCAGTTCCGTTAGCAAGCCAACGGTCAGAAACTTCTTTGACTGCAAACCCATCGATTGAGTATCCAGTTGGTGATTTCACATCACGTTCCATGAGGTAATCACCCATTGCGTTCTTAACTTTCTTAAGGGCAGTGAAGCCAGAAGTGTTAGTCAAGAAGAATGAAGTTTGTTTGATAGCTGGGTCGACTTTAGCTTCGAGGTCGATGATATCATCCCATTTAGCCAATGTTGGTTTAGTTGGGAGTGTAGCGATAACTTCCAAGATAGCTTTGTTACGAGTAACAACAACTTTCTTAGCAATCCAACCAGACAACCAAGCAAGGATGTTTTCAGCAGAATCAGCAAGCAAGCTGTTTGTCACTGTAGAAATACCAGCATAGCGTTTGATAGCGTAGCGGATAAGAGAAAGTTTTGGATCATCGTTAGCACCAATTTGTCCGGCTTCATCATCGAGTTTAGAAAGACCAGTAATTTCAGCCCATTTTTCGTAAACACGAGAACCAGTAAGAGTAGTTACGTTTTCAACATTTACATACTCTTGCAATGAATCGTATTGACGAACCAATGTATTGATAGCTGTACGAATATCTTGTGGGATAGTCAAACCAGCGTCAGCACCAGTTCCGTCTGTTTTAGAATCAAGCAAGTTTTGATAACGACCACGGACGAGGTTTTTGAAGTCTTTAACAAAATTAGCTTTAACTTCTTCTTCGTTTTCAGTCAATGGTTTCTTGTCTTCTTCAGTCATGTTAGCTACTTCACTAGCACGCGCTTCTGTGTATTGTTCTTTGAACATGTCACGCTTCATTTTAGCAGTGTCACGTTCGTTTTTGATTGCTTGCAATTCTTCAGCGGTAACTGAATCGTCAAGCATAGCTACGTTAAGTTTTTCATTAAGATTTTCGACCTTGTCGCCTTGTGCAACCCAAAGGTCATGCAATTCGTTTGATGTTTTCATCAATCATCTTCCTTTCATTTTTCAAGTAAAATAGCCAATTTCTGCTCACGCAAAGAATCGGTCTTAGGTGTTGCAATCATATTCTTAAATTTAGTGATTGCTGATTTGCTTGGTAGTTGATGCACAGCATTAGTAACCATGATTTCTTCTTCATCGTTGTCGAAGAACATGATTTCATCCGCAAAGCCTTTATCAACGGCTGTTTTAGCATTGAGCCATGTCTCTTTAGCCATGAGATCAAGTAATTCCGGTTGTTTAAGACCGGTCTTCATTTCATAAGCCAAAGCGATAGATTCATCAATGCTATTTAAGACCGCTGATTGATGCTCTAGGTCATCACTGTTTCCAATGATGCCAGTGGATGCCTTATGTATCATAATATGTGCCGTTGGACTGATACGCACGGTATCACCAGCCATAGAGATGACACTCGCAGCACTAGCCGCAAGCCCTTGCACATTAACCACAATACGTTTGCCGCTAGCCTTAAGCATTGTATAGATTTCGCTAGCTGCGAATACATCACCACCATTAGACGCAATGTTAAGCGTGATTTCTTCGTCTTCATCGTTAGCAATGGCATCTTGTACCAGTTTTGGATAGGTACTAGACATGCCAAAGTATTCGTAAAAAGCACCAACATCGTCACTTACAATATCGCCTTTAATGTCAATCTTGCCCATTTGTCTCACCTCCTTTCAATACGGTTCGGTTAGGGTTTTCACCCTTCGGCAACTCTTTAGGCAAAATCTCAGCTTGTTGCAAAATATACAAGCCTTGATTTTGTGCGAGTGTGCCACTTTTAACCATGCTATTGATACGGCTGATATAATTAGCACCAGTCGGGTCAACCGCTGGGAAAATATCCGCATCAACATCACACGAAAGTTTTTGAGACAACTCACTAAGAAACGGTCTTAAATAACGTACGACTGCTTTAGAGTACACGTTGGAACTCATTTCTAGTGATGATTGTTGGTCTCCTTGCCCGCCGACAACGTTTTCTGGGATACCGTAGACTTTTGCAAATTGTCCGGTCGTCCAGTCCGCTTGCTTAAGTAGTTGGGCCACGTTGGATTTAATCTCAAGAGGTGTGAAGTCCTCTAAATCATCCAGTACCAACGGACCGCCTTGCATTTGCTTCATTGCTTGCCGTGAACGTGAAACCTTGGTTTTGAAATCGAGCAAACCACCGCCCTTAATCTTCAAAATACCGTTAGCATTTAGGGCATTCTTAAGGGAATTAAGCGTTAGCTTATCACTGGCTTTTTGAATATCTAGTTCTCTACCAAGAGCCATCAACGGGCTTACGCTTGTCAGACCGCCATCAACGGATAGCAATCTGAAGTGTAAGATGTCGCTTTGTGGAACGTGTTGTTTCGGTGGTATGCGTGGGTCATCGAATGTGATGTTGTAATAGAGACCATTCTGATTGTCCAATCTGTTGAAAGAGACTTGAGATGGTCTCAAATACTCCCACTTCATATCACGCCCGTTGTCATTACGCCACCGATATGCAAAGGCTTCACCACCCAATAGCATTTGAGCAAAGATAGATTGGTAAAAGTTAAAGCGATTAGCGTTGTTAGACGGGTTATCCACGATGCCTTGCATTTGTTTTCGGCTAGTCGTTAGCTTAGCAGTCGCAAGGTCATTGGATAACTGACTGATAATAGAGAATAGGTCCGAGTTTTTTAGAGCGGTTTCGGCTGATACCCACTCACTACCATTCAAAGTAGCTAGAAACTCTGGATCAGTAATATCAAAAAAGCCCCCTTGGTTGCTCGGTGGGCTTTCGGTTGCTAAATTAAATATCGGCAATTATTATCACCTCCTTTCTAGCCTTTCTTGGCGGCTAGCTCACTAATTAAACCTGCTAATACGAATGTAATGGTCATACTGATACCAAACCATACGTAGCCGAGGTTATAAGTCGTTAAATTAAGCGAAATTGCAGCTAAAATGAACATAAGGATGTCAAAAATAGCCCAAATTGCCTTAAAAAACTTTAAAATCATGTATTAATACTCCTCTAATAGCCCACTATCTGGGTTTTTTAGCCAATTTAAAACGGCTTCTTGACTCATGTGTTCGACCTTCCACGTAGGATTGTTGGTGATAGCGTAATCTTCAAAAGCGTACATGCCATCGTAAAACGCATCGATAAGAGCGTCCACCACGTCAATTTTATAGGTTGATTTCATTTTATCGACTTGAATACCGATGTTATCCTCTTTAATTACCGCGTTTATCAAGGCTTTTCGCATGATTTCATCATCAAGTCGTGTGATATTTCCTTCGATAAAGAGCGTTTGAAGGAATTTTGTCGGGTCTTTCAGTTCGCTTGTACGCTGTCTAATCGGCATCATTGGAAAGCTAGTGTTAGATTCCAGTGCCTTGATAATCTTGGAAACTCCCATAGCATCATATCCAAAAAAGACCACATCAAGCTGATTATCTTCGACATACTCGCAGAACCAACGATAAACTTCTTCGGGGTTAATAAGCCCTTGCGGGTGGCTCGTAATCGTACAAAAGCCCTTGGTTTCCAAATCTCGGTAGTTAACGCCGTCTTGTTCCATCTTGGCTTCTAACGAGCCCGCTTGTTGCCAAGGAATAAAACTGTGCTGTTCGATGTGCCATTTCTGACTACCGTCTTCAGCGACATAAGGATAAACAAAACCGATAGCCGTGTTATCGCTAAACATTGAAGCATCCAGTCCAACATACACACGCTTGCCCTTGATGTCAAATTCATCAACGACTGCATTCTCAATATCGTCTAAATCAAGGAAACTGTTGCTATCTGCCAATAGCCAGCAATTCATGTTCTTAACTTGGAAGTCAGCAAGGTTGCCACTTAATAAGTCGCTATCTCTTTTATCCATCAACCCTTTCATGAGGTTATCACGTTCTTGCTCTAAATCTAAAAGCGGATTACTTTTTCCCCATGTTTCCGGTTGGAAGACTTCATCAAGGTTATCTTGCGACCATACCAAACAAAGATACGTATCAGCATCCCTATTGTCGTCGTCCTCCATCGCTTGTTGCATAATCTTCTGATCCTCTCTGAAAGGGACGGATGGGTTTGGATAAGCGGTAGAAATTTGAACAAATTGTCTGTTGGGTACTTTTACTTGTCCAGAAACGATTTTAGAGACGGCATCCCTTGTTTCGATTTCTCCAATCTCGTCAAAAATAGCGGTTGTAAAGTGAAAACTATCATATTGCCCACTCTCAGCGGATATAGCCCTTAAAACGTTGTTGTTAGCCTTCATAATAACTTGGTCACTATGCAGACCTAACTCGGTTTCATTTGCCAAACTCTTAAAAGGCTCACTTTGGATTATCTGCTTCATCATGGATTTGATGTAACCAAGCAACTTGTTTGTTTGTTTGAAGTTGATAGAGGTTACAAGATAGTCTTGGTTTGACAATCCGAAACTTTCGATAAAGTACGAATACGCCGTAAGAATAGCCATCAAATACGTCTTACCTTGACCACGACCAACCGAAACAATGGCACGGCTGAAACGTTTACCGCCGTTAGCGTTCCTCCACCCAAAAAGCATACATAGGATGAATTTCTGCCACGACATCAACTGTGTAGGCTCTCCAGTGTCAACGTTCGGGCATATCCTAGCAAAACGCAACAGTTTGTCCGCTTCAGTCGTTTCGTAGGTATATGGAAAGTCGTCGTTGCCTTGTCTTTGTAGGTCTCGTAAGTGTCTGAAACATGCCAATCTAATCATGTACCCAGTCACTATTCGACCTTCCAAGGCATCAAAGCAATATTTTGTACCATCGTCTTGATATTTTTTAGCGATGTCAGTGAAATCAAATTCCTCATACGCTGCATCTATATCATGGGTTTTTGTCAGATTTGTCTTCACCGTTGCTCCTTCCCAATCACTTACCTAGGAATTCTTTCATCATATCCCCTAGGGACTTATTATCAGCCTGCCCTCCGGCTATTTCAGCTAATTCTGCCCTTCCTTTAGGTGTCAAGCCTAGCTGAATCCCTATTTTATTAAGGGTTTCGGCAGCGTCTTTCATCGTCGCAACGGCTGGGTTTTTCTTAAATCCCATTGATTGTTCACCTAAAATTTCACCACTACCTGGAGACTGGATATATTTAATAATCTCGGTTTGGATACCGTTTTCTTTCACGTCCTCATAGGCTTTTTTGTAAATCTCATAGGTCGTGCAGTAAGTTTCCACTAGGAATGTGTCGATACGTTCGACCTTTTCTGTTGCTTTTAAAAACGGAATGATTTTAGTCCAAACTGACCTCGCCACCGTTCCTAGATAGTTCGGTGGGTCAATGGGTAGAAAGCGGTCATTTTGCTCGTAAAACGGTTTCCGTTTAGCTGGTGACTTATTCGCCATCTTCTCACCTCCTAAATTAAAAATAGACCCTTGTTAAAACCCTCAAAATTGGCGTGCGGTGTAAAAGAACACCTTGTGGCGGCTCTCCTTGGCACGAGAAGGGGGCGGGGGTCAATTTTAAATTGGGTCGAGGGTTATTACACCACCCTTATTATAAAATCGTGCTATGGGCTTATTAGAGGGGTTTAACGACGTCCTCTTTTTTGCGGGCTATTAAATCTGCCCACGTTGCCACGGAAAGTCGTAGCTCGGTGTTCTGTTTTGTTCTATTTTGACCAGTACCATAGATTTCTTGTTCTAAAGTCCTCTTGGTGTTATCGCAGCTTCTGCATGTAGCTACCACGTTTGAAATTTCAGTCCTAAGTTCTGGAGCTATTTCAACGGGTGTTACGTGGTCGCCTATACGTGCGTCTGGTGTGGTCACACCCAACGCTAGACAGTACTGACACAGATAGTTGTCACGTTCTAAAGCTATCTTACGAATAGAAGACCAAATCTTTGACCGATAGAACGCATACCGTTCCTTGCTCTCATCGTCTCGGTTCCTTACTCGTGTGTTGTATCTAGTACGTGAGTATCTCTGCCTTTCTTGCGTGTATGCTGCTTCCATGTCCTTGTGTGCAGGACAGTAGTGTGCTGGTCTCTCTGTTAAGGCACGGCACCCCTCTGCCTTACATCGTCTGACCATTGGCATTGGCATACCTCCTTCCAGATAAAGTAAAAGAAGAACACTACTGTGTCCTTCTGATTCGATAATACTATATTACCACGTTGGTAGTATGATGCCGTATGAATTGGTATATACCACTGTAGATTAATCCAAATACTTCTCGGCTTGTCTTAACTTAACGTAGTATGTAGCTTTACTAAAGCCCATGCGGTCGCATATCTGCCAGATATCCAGCTGGTCTATATATACCATTTGTAGTAGGGATCTAGCGTCTATATCCCCCACGTTTGCTATCTGCCGCCGAAACTCTAGTTTCTGCTTAATAGCTTCAGCCGTGAAGCGTTCTACTTCTTCACGAGCCGTCATGAGTTCGACATAGATATCATCCTTGCCCTTACGTTTGCCACCTTGCACCATGTCAGTCTGCATAGCGCCAGCCGTTACTTTTAGCGCTTGTGATTCCAGTCTCTTAATCTGTTCTATCTGACTGTCAATATATCTATCAAGTGCCTTGATTTGTTGCAGCCGTTCCACTGTTCTCATAAATTACATTCCTTTATGGTATAATATTATTATTAGCGTTTGAATGGTCCTAGGCATTAGTCTGGGTCTTTTTTTATTTTCTTCGGCTCAGTAATTAAGAGATATGAAAAGATTGAGTTTGTGAGCCTTGGTGTCACCTCCTTTCTAGCCATCGACACCAGCAAGGTCTTTGGCTTTGTTTTAGTAATGCGATATCAATAAGAAAGAGGGTGTTTCACATCCTTTTTTTCTTAAATTTGCTGGGTTTTGTTTGGACAAGGTCTGTCAGCTTGTCCAGTGTTGAAAAAGTGTTCAAGCCACTAAAAGTTAGTGTTTGACAGACTAACGACTGGCAAGGGAGTGAACCCTTGGCAGCCTGCGATATAGAAATCATCTTGGAGGTTTTCCTCCTTTTTTTTGAAATAATACAAGAATAAAGTAAGTAGAATTATGGAGATTTCAGTTTCGCATTGCAGGCATAAAGCCTTGAATAATCACGCCACCAGTAAGACGCTTTAGATTTGTGAATGAAATAAAAAAGGATTCCTCGATTCTATAACTTATTATTTACTGGATTTTTGGTGTCAAGGTCTGTCAGCTCGACGGTGTTAAAAAAGTGTCTCTTGGATATTTTGACAGACAATAGCTAGCGAGGGAATCGAACCCTCGTAAACAATTCTAGCTACACGCCTAGTGCGTAGGCTGTATAAAGGGCTTTTCTAACCATGGTCTTCTCACGACCTACCTTGCCTTTGTTACGATATTTAAGAATGATGCGATCAACTTCATCATCCAACCTCTCGCTCCACTCGTAGTTATTGAAAACAAAATCAACAATTTCGCTGAATAGCTCTCTCGAAAGTAGCCCTTCCATTTGAATTGCTTTCAAAGGCGTTAGGGTGGCTTTCTCCGCATAGCACAGATTGAGGGCGTTTTGGGTTCGGTTAGCATTTTTCTGGTCGCAGTCCTTAACGTCTCTAATATAGCTGTTTAGGTTGTTAGGGTGTTCCTTGCGTAGTTCTTCCACTTCCTCTTGGAATCGCTTGAATAAGTATTCTGGCAGTCCTGCGTTGATTTTATCCAAAACCGGTTTAGTGGTTTTGCCTCTTGTGTAATTAGTAGACAGATAATCTTGAAGGTCGTTGAATAGTTCATCGGAGATAATGCCTTCTAACCTGTCGACTGTCTGGGGCGATATCCTCGCACGCTCCGTGACTGCGTTGTTAAGAGCTTGATAAATGACAACTGCTTGCCTTTTATCACACTGTCTAACATCTTGAAAGAACTGTTTATAAGAGCCTTTTTTGTGTGTTTGTCTAAGTGCTGCATGTTCACTGACTAAGCGTTGATATAATTCCTCGGTCAGTCCGGAATATTGGTATGTTTTACTCATGAGCTCACCTCTGCTAGCTCTGGATTTGTGTGTATGTTTCCGATAATTTCGACTTCGAAGATATCCGTGTTAAACAAATCATATAGAGGGGTTTCTTCAACTTTTCTTTTTGTCTCTTTAGAAACAAACATTGCCTTGTCTTCGTTGAAAGATACAACTTCCAACCAGCTTGATAGATTGGTTACTTTAAGAATATCCCCTTCGAAGATTTCTCTCTCACTCTTATCTCTCAAGCCCGTCGATTGCATTAAGACAATGCCATCGAAATCGTAGTAGTCTAAATCTCGACTATCTGGCAATCCTTGCTCAAAATAGATTGTTTGCACACAAATACTCTTATCCTCGAAATTGATAGCAATAATATCGTCAGCTTCGTACATCGTTTTATGGATTTTATCCCACGCTCTGAATCTTGGAATCATTGTCCTCTCTCCTTCAAATAGCTAGGGATATCATCCCCGACATTCACTTGGTCATACTGCTCCTTGCTGACAAGAAATTTACCGTAAGCTCCACAATCAATAGTGTAGAGCTTACCGACCATAGATTTTCCAGTAACCTTGCCGTGCAATTCCACCGCATTATCTGCCTTGTGAATTACCACGGTCTCGATAGGTCGATTGACTACTCGCAGTACAGTAGTTACGTTAATTGCCAGTGATACTAGTAGCAGAATCGTTGCTATCGTTAGCTGATTCTCTCGTTTTGGTTTTGACAAAGTTGTCATCAATTATTACTCCCTTTCTATCCTTGATGTCGTTGTAAGCAATTGTTAGGCACTCCTCGACGTCGTAGCCGAGTTGCAAGCATAAAACTATCAGCGTCACAATCGAATCGCCTATCGCGTCTTTTAACGACCATTCTGGGTCAGCGAAATCGTGCGGTTTTAGAAACACGTCTCGAATCTCCCCCACTTCCTCAGTCACTTTCATCCATTCGACTTTAGGATTACCCTTGTCTAGCCCGTGACTAATAGCCCAATCATTGACCTTGTCAATAAGCTCAGCAATGCCGTCCTTTGCTAGTGTATCAAGCCCTAGTAGATAGCCAACGCTAACACCGAAATACTCAGCTAACTGTTTGGCTTTGCCTATACTTATTTGATTGGTCCCGTGCTCCCATCTTAAAACCGTCAATTTTGACACTCCTATTTTTTCGGCTACCTCAACGATGGTTAGTTTTTTCTGTTTTCGTAGATATCTAAGGTTGTTCATTGTGCATCCTCATGTCTAAATAATCTCTAAAACTTTGAAGTTTACTATATTCACTTATAGTCTTTTCAAGTGATTCTTCCACAACGGCTGACAGACTTTTGTAATTACCATATTCTTTTAAAGCTAGGATTTGTCCAAATAGGTCATTTGAAATTGTAGCCTGCACTTTTTTATTCATCCGTCACCTCCGATTAATTATAAGGTCGCTCAACGAATCTCCCGTCCATGAAGATTTCAAGAGGTCTGATCCAACATTTTTCGCCGTTTTCCGAAACATAAACAACGCATTCTTCTAATGTTTCTTCCCACAAGCCGACACAGAGGATTTTGTAATTTCTTCCAGTCTTGTTGTGTGTCCAATACGAACCAACTTTAGGTTTGTCCATCACTCCACCTCTTTCACTTCCACTCCTTCACAAGAAAATATCCATCCAAAACCAGCATCTTCTAGCTCTTTTCGGGTGTGATTTGTTCTAAAACCTTCAATTCTTTCGTTTGATGCAAAAAACCATTCTTGATTGTCTAAATTTTGATTAAGGTGGGTAGTGTATCCACCAATTCCTTTAACTCGAACTTTATATCTAGTCTCTTCCTCGACCTCATATCCGAACTGGTGCATGTTGACGAGGGTTTGGATAGCTCCGTTTTCATAAGACTTGTACATCCAACGTTTGAAATCATTATGGTCTGCATCATCCCAATTTACCAGATATTCCCAAATAGCTTCGTTTAAAATGTCCTTATGTTCCTCATACCAATCCGCCACGCATTTCGGCACTACTGGTTTCTCAAAGAACGAATCATATAAATCTTCTGCGTAGGACATTGAAATGCGTGCTACCTTTGATAGTTTCTGTACTGCTTCGTCTTTGTTCATCATTTCGCATTCTCCTTGTAAATAATCAGTGCTGATGTTCGAATGGTATACATACCGTGCATATCTAACGCTACTGTTTGATATTTAATATCGATCAATTCGTCAACATAGCCCGACGACAAGAAATTGTTAATAAGCATACCAACATCTAATTTATCGCCTGTTTCCGTTGAAAACTCTCGTGTTTTAATTGCCATCACATTCCACCATTTCCACCTTATATTTTCGTGCATTGCGATATTTAACACCCCTTAGACGGTGTAATTCGTTAATCGCATCATTCTTATTACTGAAGACATGCTCACTGTCTTCCATGTTGTCGTAATAGACGATTACTTTATATTTCATATCTCTACCAGTCTCCTTCCGTTTTCCGATGTTCTTCGAGCGTATACTGGTATGCCATAGTAACCAACGGTGCTAGTTGACACGCCCAATTGTTCAGCTATTTCGCGCTTAGTTCCCATTGCCAGTAATTCTTCACCTTTGTAAAGAGCGTATTCTTTCACTTGCATAGTTCAACCATCTTTCTTAATAATTCTTCATCCGGTAACTGCTCAAGCGTTAGAATGCGATTGAGTTTTTTAATGTCGATGCCCAACTTAATGCTAATAAGTTCCATATCCTCACGCTTAGACCAAAACCATCTTGAAAATTCTTGTGTCTGATCTAATACGCTAGTGTGTCCATAGTTGCCGGGTGCATACACACCGACCAGCTTGTCTTTATATCTGCTATTCATTCGAGCTCCTTGATTTCAAATTCAATGCGTGGGTTAGGACTGTACTTTTTACGAGCTCTTAAATCGCAAACAATACTGTCATCCGTCCAGACGATACCCTTCTTATCAACTTTGTTGTAACCAGCCTTTGAGATGCTGTCAAAGAGCGCTTTGACCAGATTATCAACGTCTGGAGTTTTCGCATGCCAAAGTGTTTCAGCCATGAACCGCTTGAATGTGTCCCACGTTTTAGCTCTTGCTTTTGGCGTGGGCTTTTTCGAGACATTAAGCGGGGCTTTCATGTAAAAAACGACATCTACTGAAATCGGGCCGTCAAAGAATTGCCCGTCATATTCTTGCTCAATAAGTTGCGAGCACTGACGACGCCACACTTTCATTTTATGGTCTTCATAAGTCCCGAATTTGCTAAATCGTGGCCTTGTTTGAGGTTTTGGCTCGATGTTTAAAGTCATTTTCATAGCTTCACCTAGAATGGCAGCATGTCATCCGTGATATCCATAGGTTTTGCGTTACCATATGGGCTGCTTTCTCTTTCAAAGTTTGGCCCTTGCTGTTGCGGCGCTTGTTGCCCGTAAGGCCCCACATAGCCGTTGTTATTGCCAAATGCTCCCGATGTGTTGCCTTGAGTAGCATTGCCACCTTCACGAACTGCACGGCTTTCTAGCATTTGGAAGTTCTCAGCGACTACCTCAGTCACATACACCCTTTGACCTTGCTGATTCTCATAGCTACGGGTCTGGATGCGTCCAGTAATGCCAATCAATGCGCCTTTTTTAGCCCAGTTAGCCAAATTCTCAGCTTGCTGCCGCCAGATAACACAGTTGATAAAGTCTGTTTCACGTTCACCGTTAGCGTCCTTGAAGTTACGGTTAACCGCAAGACTGAATGTAGCTACTGCAATATTGCTGGTCGTGTATTTTAGTTCTGGGTCACGGGTTAGGCGACCAACAAGGCAGACCGAATTTAACATAATTTTTCTCCTAAAATTTCATAATTTACAAAGTTATCATCAAGCAATTTAGCGAATTGGTGCCACTGATTCTCACCGCCGTGGAACGTAAGAGCTAGATTGACCTTGTAAGGCTCAGTGGGCTTGCTAGGCACTTCCTCAACGGGTTTAGTGTCTTCGATAACCTCACCAGTTTCAGCGTTTACCGCTTTGATTTCCTCGTTTGCTGACTGTTGGGCCATTGCTTCAATTTCTGCTAGGCGTGCTGCTTCTGCTTTCGCTTTGGCTTCTGCTTGCTGCTTACGCTCAACGGCTGCATCACGGTCTTTTTTCATTTGCTTGAGGATTTCAACTAGGGGTGTGCCGTTATTCAATGCTCTAGTGTATGGTTCAACCGGTAGCTCATAGTCAAGGGCTTGTTCTTCAATCATGCCCACGTTAGCCTTGTATTCTTCAAGTCGGTCATACTCAGCCAAAACCATAGCGTCGATTTCTTCTTCTGTCGCTTTTTTGAGCTTCATTTTCTTATCCATGAAGTAACCGACCTTAGAAAAGCTCTCGTATTTGCCCTTGAATGTGTCCTTGTCTAGCCCGGCTAGCTCACACTTTTCTTCAAATACTGACCTAACGTGGTCAATTCGTAGCGTTTTTTTGTGCTCATCAATTTCATTACGTTTGGCACGCAAATCGTTAAGGAGTGCCTTCAACGGATTTAGTGAGGTTTTTAGGTTAGATTCAAACTCGGTGAGCGGGTCTTTGTAAATTTTGCCGATTTCCTTACGCTTGTCATCAAGTTTGTCAATAAGACCTTTATAGCGGGTGATTTCTTTCTTGATGTCGTTGTATTCCAAGCTCTCTAGTTGTTCGTCTGATAGCTCGCTAACTGCTGCTTGAATAGCTGCATCAAATGCTTCAAAATCAAAGTTAATCTGCCCCGGCGTATAGACCGGCTCGATTGTTTCCAAAAAATTATTTGTTGCGTTGTTCGTTACGTCCTTCATGTTTTATCCCTTTCGATTGTCGATTTGTCTCTGAATGTCATTGATCACTACTTCGAATCCCGGCACCAACAACTTGTGGAAACCGTCGAGCTTGTACTTCTTCAAATAGTAACTGCCCACCGTTTCAACTGATTGCCCCGTAATTAGAGCTAGCTCATTTACTTTCCCTAAAATCTGGCCACGTTGTTCATCACTGATAAAGTTAGGCTGTGGGGTATTTTGGGGTTGTGGTTGTTGATTTTGATGTGGTTGAGGGTTGTGAGCTTGGTTTTGTTGCAAACTATCCTCTGACGCTTCAAACTGGTCCACATCTTGGCCGCCGATTGCAAACAACGACTGTAGGGCGTATTTCCCAGCGTATGATTGCACTGCTCCTGTCCATTGCGGCTCAGTCATTTGTTTCAAATCACCGTTGCAAGTTTTCAAAATTGGGACCGGTGACAATTCAGCAAACGCTACCGATTCCACGTTTTTCTCCTTGCTGAAAGCCGTAGCAGTGGCTTTGATATAAGTTTTGTCCATAACAACAACCAAGTCATAGTCAACAACAACACTCCAGTTAGACTTCAAACTCTTGAATGTGTTGTAAATATCCTCAGCGCTCCTTGAAGCGTACTTGGCGTTTCGTTCTTGCTTTTTTTCAAGCTGCATACGTTGCTGCAACTCTGTGAATGTCATTTCTTCCATGTTTAATGCCTACCCTCCCACCACTACATGTTATGTTACTTCGCCAATAATTCTAGAAGTGCTTTGATACCATCTTTCATGGATTCTTCACGCTCCGTTCGTTCAAAGTCCGAACCGTCAAGTTTAGTTACGTTATATTCAGCTTCTACGATAAGCACTTCGCAGCCAAACGCCTCGGCAAGCTTGTCGAGCTCGTTTTTTTGTTCTTCGTATGGTTCAAGCGGCAAGAATAGCGCCTTTTCCAAACGGTCAGCAAACACTGCTGTAAACACTAGGCTTCCTTTGTCCTTGTAACTTTCAAGAAACCCATCCTTTTCAGCGCTGTAAAATACGACTTTTTTATTGTTTTCTTTCATGATTATTCTTCCTCACCTTCGTTGTACTTCTTGAAACTCAATGTCAAACTTGCGATACCTGCTGCGATTACCACAAGCCCAAGAGTTGACGTGAGGCCCTCTTTTTCGCCAGTGTTTGGGAGAACACCGCCGTAAACGGCTGTTTTAGGCATCTCTTTGTTTGCTGGTGCGAGGTTGTAAGATACTGTGGTAGATTGCGCTTCCGCTTTTTCTTTTGGAGCGTCTACGGGCTTGCTAGGTACTTCTTTCGGTGTCACTGGTTTTTCTGGTGTTGGTTCTTCTGGAATATCAACGATAAGTTCTGGAATTTCAACAACCGGTGGATCAAGCGGCACTACTCCACCATCAAACTCAGGTTTTTCGTGTACTTCTGGAATTCCAGGGACACCGCCTTGGAACTCAGGTTTGTCGTGGATAGGTGCTTCATTAGGCACTGTGCCGCCGTTCCATTCTGGGATGTCCACTGTTGGTGGGTCAAGTGGAACGATACCACCGTTAAACTTTGGTGTTTCGTCTGTTGGTGTTTCAACTGGTGTAGCTGAAACATTTTCGTATTTGTCGACCTTAACAGTTGGCGCTGCTGGTTCTTTGATAGTTGGTGCTACTGGTTCAACTGGTTTGATTGGGAGTGTTGAAACCGGAATTGTTGAGTTGATAGCGAACCACTGCCAAACACGGCCATCATTCCCGAAGTGGAAGCTCATTTTTCCGTCTTTGGTAAGCCCAACGATACCGCCCTTATAAAAGTTAGGGCTGTCGAAGTTGTCCCACTCACCGATAACACTTTCATCGTTTGAGCTGTCAGCGTATGCTTTGTTTCCGTCGTGATTTACGATTGTTGAGCCGTTGATGGTAATAAAGCCTGCTTCGTTTGAAACATACTCAATCTTGTCATCGTAAAGCTCGCCTTTACCACGGTTAAGAGAATTGAACCCAAACAAAGCGTCTTTTGTAAGTGTGATTAGCTGCTTGTTAGCGTCGTAGAAACGGACGTTAGTAGCTACGTCAATAGCTTTGCTGAAATTCATAAGACCGATTGTGATCGTTGGGTCATTGTATAGAATTGCGTATGTGTCAACGTCTGGTGTGTAGTCGTACTCTACGGCAGAAATCTTTTGACCATTGTAGGTGCTGTTTTCAAGCCCTTCATAGCGAACTGTGGTAGTTTCGCCAGCTTTTAGGGCTACATAAGTACCGCCGTTGATAAACTCGCTATCTGGATTGAGGACAGTGTTGACCAAATAGTCTTTGTCACCAACTTCTGCAGCTTTGGCAGCATCTTGCACTTCCTTTTCGTCAACCACATTACCTTTCACGACTTCATGGGTTGCGTTTGGCTCGCTGGCATTGTTGTATACCAAACCTTGCTCAGCCACTTCTGAAAGATTACCTTCTTTCTTTGTGTTCTCTTCTGCTTCTGCCATGTTCTTTTCATAAACAGCCTTGTCTTCAACGTATTTAGCTTTGTCAGATTCATATTTAGCTTGAGCGTCTGCATAAGCTTGTTTTTCAGCGTTGTATTGGCTAACTACTGAATTAATTTCGTTAGCTTTTTCATTCATTGCGTTTGCTGCTTGTTCTTGAGTAAGGTTGTTAACTGTATTACCAGTTTCAACGGTCACCCCAGCAGCCTTAGCATTGTCAACCGCTGTAGTGAGCTGTTCAGTTTGCTGAATTGGTGTCACTGTGATTTTTCCTGCAACCTCTGTATAGACATTGCTAGTTGGTTGTGTTTCATCAGCGTGAACTACTGCCCCTCCAAGGAACGCTGTGGCTAACGCAATTGCTGAAAGTGTTGTAATTTTAGATGTTTTCATGGTATACTCCTTGTATAGATGTTTTTTACTTTGCACAGGCCCTTACCTGTGCTTTTTTAGTGCTTCAATCCGCACCCATAGCCCACCGTTTCATGTTTTTCAATGTTTTATTAGACTTATGAATGGGAAAATTAGGAAAAAAGTAATTTAGTAAAGATTTTTTTGGGGAAAGGTATAAGTTACACTCCACGGTGAGCCGTGGCTACGGATTGAAGATGTTGCTATTTGATATATTTCTGCTTGAGCCGTTCTTGTTTTTCTTCGGGTGTTTCGACCCACTCAAAGAATGGCTCTTGCTGCTTGGGTTTCTTTCTGGTTAGCAATTTCTTTAGTAGTTTCATGGCATCACCCGATTACTTGATCTTCTGGCAATCCATGAGTACGGTTGTATTCACGCATTTGGACATCCCACATTGGGCGGTTGTGAATTACGAATGTTTCTACTTGTTCATTTTGCTTGTTAGACCAAATCCATCCAAATAGTTTTTTCATGTTTTTTACCTCTCTTATTCTTCTAACTATGATTACTGTATAGTTATCTATTAGTTATTATTACTAGTTAGTGCCGGTAGGCTCTAGATTGTTGTTGGTTAGTGTGCGTAGCACCATATTGTTATATATTAGTTATTGTTATTAATTAGTTATTGTTAGTGTCCGATTTTTCATCTTATGAATTATCATCGTTTGATTTTTTCATACTATGAATTTTTCATCTTATGAATTATCATCGTTTGATTAATTGGAAATTCCAATTATCGAACTTATGAATTTTCAAGGCTACCTGTGGATAACTCTGTGGATAACTTTTTATCAAGGTATTCTATAAAATCGTCTGTCATTGGTATGTCTGATGCACAGACAATTATTTCAAAACCTTTTTTATAGCCCTTGCTTTTACGAAATACCACGACATAGCGTTTGCGTTTCAATTCTTCAAACGCTGTACGGTGTGAGCCTTTCCCGTTGGTTGACCTTTTTTCAAGTTCTGACAGATAAACTCGCCAATCGCTTTTATTTATCAAGATTTCAGCTAGTAAGCCTTTAGCTTGTAAGCTCAAGCTAGTATCTTGCAAGAACTTGTTATTCATTTTTGTGTAATTTTCTTCCGTGTTAGTGAAAGATATACTTCATTCGGTTATGCTCCTTTCTGTTGGTTTCCATTTCTTCCCCTAACCGCACTAGAGAACTAGCGAGGTCTTTGAATATACTAATTTTTAGGAGTTCTTATAAATCAAATCAAATCGTCTAATGGTATTGCTTACGTTTCAACTGAATGGTTGCCCCGCTAGCTCACTGTTACGGTTAGGGTGTTAATTTTATTTGAATCTGTTTCTAGTTTTCCATTCGATGAAAGACTTGAAACCTTCGTAGTTGATGAAAACCAGTTTGTGCGTTGGGTTGAATACGTACCCTCGGAAGTCTTTGTTATCCCTCATCTCTCGAATGAGGTTCTTTGCCATCGACTTCCCTAGGCCTTCCCACCGCTGCATGAGGTGGTCATAGTCTCCCCACTCAGCCGTTTCGTTAACTCCGACTGGTTTGTAGGTGATTTCCATAAGCGTCACCCGATTTCTTTCAATCCGTTTTCAAGAGCGATAAGCTCTTTTTGTTTTGGTGTCTCACGAATTTCAAATTTTGTGAAATCGTCGTAAGATAGATTTTCCAAGAATTTGACGGCATTTTTAGCGTCAACATGCTTGATGTTGGTGTACTTGGTAACGTTGAAAGCTTTCTTCAAACGTGAGTACATCAAGCGGATAAACTGACCTTTCTTCGAAGCGAACAGATTATCACTAGGATGTGATTCCTGCTCATTGAAGTACATATCTGCGAACACACCAGCCTTGCTGAAAACGATGCTCTTGATTTCAGTAGCTTCACCATCGTCGATATGGACTTTCTTATTGACTTCTTCAACCAGCAATTCAATGTCCGTGAGTTTTTGATTCGTCTTCTTAACATTTCTGTCCATTTCTTCTTTGATCCCGATAACTTCTTCCAAAAGCTGTTGGTTAACGGTGCTTTGGGCAACAAGATTCATAGCTTGTCTTTTCTGCATTTCGACTGTTTCAGCGAGCAGGTTGTCTTTTTTCTTATTCTTCTTACTCATTGATAATTTCTCCTTCTATGATTGTTCTTCCACTTTCTGGGACAATCTTATTCATTTCGTCTAACCAGTTTTCAGTTAGCGTCAAGATGTCTCTTAGTTTTTCAATCTGAGCATCCTTGCCAATCCCTTGGATAAGGGTTTTGAATCTGAGCGGTGCCATCTTGCTATCAAAGAAATCTTCGAACTCTGATACTAGGTTGCTGAGTGTAAAGATGTTAGTAACACTGTTTTCTAGTTTCTCTTTATCAGCTCGCAAGTGTTCGATAGACTCTTTTAGAGCGACCGCCTCGGATGTCTCTTTTTCAAGCATTTCATAAGAGGCAGTTTTGAGTCTTAGACTTCTTTTGACTGAATCAAGCTCGTCCGATAGGTCTTTGTTCTTTCCTAGCAATTGCTTGTTAAGATCTTGTGTCGCTTGGTAATCGTCTGGGATGATTTCCTTTTCGATTACTTTCTCGGTTGTCTTGGTTTGTTTGACACGCTCAAGCTCGCCTTTAACCGCTTCGAGTGCTTGGTCTTTGAGTTTGAGACGACGCTCAAGCTCTTTATATTCTTTATGAGTTGTGACATCGCCGTTAAAAACTGCTTGATTGACTTCTGGATTGGCGGATGGTTTGGACATTTCGTTTTTTAATCGTTGTGGTTGTTTAGAAAAGATTTCTTTTTCTTTTGGTTCGTCCAACTGTTGGACAAACTTGTAGGCATTGATGTAGTTGTAAGCGTTACTTTTTGAAATCTTATTGCTTTCAACCCATTGTCCAAAAGTTCCAGTTCCGTAATTTGATAATTCTTGTTGGGCTTTGAAAAGCACTTCTCCAACTGCGACAGAATAATTTTGGTAAATCCCATCAAGTTGATTACTCAACGCTTTTAGTTTGTGTGCCGTTTCAGCTTCAACAAGAGAATAATCAAAGTCAGATTGCGTTACTAAAGAATTCACTGAAAATCTCCTTTGCATTTTTACTCCATTCGTTGTAGGCTCTTTCGACTTGTTCGTTGGTGTAGTGGATGACTAAAATTCCCTTTTCTTTCATGAAATGGTCTTTTAATCTATCATTCACCCAACCCATCTTTGTTCGGTGGCTTTTCCCATCTATCTCATAAGCGATCTTGTTTTTTTCGTCATAAAAATCAACTGTGAATTTTTTTGTAAGCCATTTTTTTAACCCGCCTTTGCCAGTACCGAAAGTTATTTGACGTTTCAAATGTGGGTTCATTGACGAAAACATAATTTCGTGTTTAGTGTTCTCGAATTGTCTAATCTTAAAGTCTGGTGTTTTTAGGTTGTTCGATAATGCTATTTCGTTCATTCTTGTTCCTTTCTGAATTTGTCTAAACTGACATCTAAAGCGTCAGCGATTTTCACCATTCTACTGAAAGAAAGGTCTCTCTTTCCGATGTTCATCAACGTGTTATAGCTGATACCAGTCTTTTCAGCTAGCTCTGTGACTGTCATTCCTCTGTCAATAAGTAACTTGCTTAAAGTTTTTTTCATGTTCAATCCCAAAACACAATATATAGTCTTTTATTGTATTGATAACACAACATATTGTGTTATTCTATCCTTTCTGATATAATCGATTCATGACAAATGATTAAATAGGGCCTCTCATCTCCTTATGAAAATCGCTAGTCAAACATTACGGAAAGGAGAAAATTCTATGAACGACTTTGAAAGTTTAAAGCAGGTTAGTTACAACCTAATAGCCGAATTCATTGAGAAGAATCCAGCTGAAGTTGCGACGCCAGCTGTTATAGATGTCATTGAGAAGTTGTTAAATGCCAAGGATATGCAAGTGGATGTTCTTGCTAATCAAAAGGCAACTAAAATTCTCAATGATATTGCTGATAAAGCTCATGAATAGCTTTATCCAACTCCTGTTCAGACTTTTCTTGTTCTTTTTGGCTTTTGACAATAAAGTCTGAATAGATATTTTTCCAAGCCTTGACTATTTCAATAGTTGAGGTTTTTGATTTTCCACTATACGGATATCGTTTTGGTTTCATTTTTGCCTCTTTCTAATCTATACGAAATTTCGTATATTTAGGTTAAAAAATTTAGGCTTCTGCACGTTCACTGAATAGGTATTCTAATTCATATTCTGGGAAAAATGCCTTCTTGATAGCTACTGTCTCGCCAAATTTGAAATCAGATACACCATCAATTTTGCTACGAACCGTGCGGGAATCAACACCTAGCAGGTCGGCGATGTCTACTAATGCGACACCTTTAATCTTACGAATTTCTTCGATGTTTTTCATTTGTGTCCTCCTTCCTTAAGCTTGATTTAAGTATATACTAATTTTCGTACACTGTCAACAGAAAAATACGATTTTTTTTACTTTTTTTATTTACCCACTCAATTTTCTGTGGTAATATATAGGAAGAAAGAGAAATGAGGGTTACAAAAAAATGCAGGCTGAGGAAAGAATTAAAGAACTGATTATAGCTAAATACGGGAATGTAAGAGCTTTTGCAACAGAAAGCGGCATCTCTTATACTACTGTTCGCTCTATTTTAGAACGTGGTATCATGAACGCAAAAGCTGAAAACGTCTTTAAAATCTGTCATTTGTTGGGAATTTCACCGGACACGCTCGCTGAATGGGGTGTTACGGACGAACCACAACAACCCAACGCCCACGACATCGATAACATCATCGATAACGCTATGATGTTCGATGGTAAACCATTGAGCGAGGATGATAAACGTGCCATTCGTGGCATCATTGCTGGATATATGAGTAGCAAGGGGGAATAGTATGGTAAGTGTCGCTACGAAGTCAAATCCATTTAAAGAAAAGATTGCTGGGGTCAAACTTTTTGAAGCTGACAGCGGTGACGAACTTAGCACATTAAACAACTTATCGAGTTATCCGATAGGCGTAGCGCTGAATTGTTCTATAGATTTCTTTAACATCCAACCCGAAACGAACTACACGCTAATAGTTACTGCAAATTTCCCAAGTAGAGAGCCTTATCTTGTCCATGCTACAAACGTCTATATACCAAAGTCAAGCATTTTAGCTCCCGATAACGAGGGCTACGGGAAAGCAGCCGGGGATTTTACCTTTGATTTAAATTTGATGGAAAAAGGGGATTTGTTCCTGTTGTTCGCTTTGATAAAAGGTGGCGAAGCTACTGATACATTTTACTGCTACTACTATTTCGGGGGTGGTATGAATGAATAACACTCAAGATATCGAAGTTCCTGAAACAAATGCCACCGCAAGCGCTAGACAGTCTAAGGTAACTTCTATAGACTCCGGCAAAAGAATCAACACCCAAACACCCCATGCAAGTGATATAATGGACTTACAAAATCAAATAGATGAGGTAAGAAAAATGGCTATTGACTTGTATCGTGAACTGGATATCCAGGCGCTTGAGCAAAGATTGGAAAAGAACGAAGAAAACACTCAACGCATTCTCCAGCAAACAGCCCAGAGTTTAAATCAAGATAAGACTGAGCTATCTCTCCGCACTGACCAGTTAGGACGTCGTATTGAAAAAATTGAAAACAAACTGGACGACATGTATGCCAAAAACGAACTGGACTTAAAATTCCAGATGATGGACCAAAAGATTGACGCTAAATTTGATACCTTTGGTCAACGCATGGAAAACATGTTCTTAGCACAAACCAATAGGCAACTTGAGGAACAAGCCAAGAATAGAAAAGAATTCACTTATTGGTTTATTGGTATCCTTGTAGCTCTTGCCGGTATTGCTATTCCTGTCTGGTTCGGCAAATAATATCATGGAGGCTCTATGACTGAAAGTGAATTGCTGGAGCAGTTCAACGTGTCTCTTTGTGAGTTTAGTTCTAACGAGTGGTCACGAAACGGCTTTCTCGACCTCATAAACAGGGTGGTTTATATCAATAAGGATTTAGCCCCAGAAATACGTTTAAAGGTCATTTTGCATGAATTAAGCCACCTAGAGCACAATTCTAAAGACTATGAGCGTTTGCGTGAAAAATACGAAGCTCAAGCTAATAGGAACATGATCCATGAGTTGTTGAAAAATGAAAATCTTGATGATTTTAATTACTTACACTTCATGGAAAAATATAATCTCACCACGATTTGTGATGAGACTTTTGTAAAAAACGAATATTTGAAACTAATAAAAAAGCCCTATAATCTCCCTCGCCAAAGTTAGATTATAGAGCTTGTGCATCACAGAAAAAATCGTGTAAACTGAGAGCAGTCTTACAAGTCTTTTTTCTGTACCCATTTTATCAAAAAAGTGAGGTAAATACAATGTGGGTAGAAGAATTACCAAACGGAAAATATAAATATTTCGAAAGATACAAGGACACTTACACTGAGAAATGGAAACGGGTATCTGTAACGCTTAATAGCGGTTCGAATCGAGCAAAGAAAGAAGCTCAACGCTTACTGGATGATAAGATAGTCCAGAAAATAGAATCATCAAGCACTACTAATGTATCGTTCCATAGTGCCTTCAACGAATGGTGGGAGTTTCACCAAAAACAGATTAAGTTAAGCTCAATCAAGAGCCTTGCAGCATCCGTTAAGCGAATATCTGACACTATCGAACAAGGAACTATCCTATCAAACATCAACGTTAGACTTATCCAATCATTGCTAGACACCGAAGGCTGGACAGATTCACAGAAATATCGTGCCAAGACCGTGTTAAATACATTCTTCGATTATGCTATGGATCAACAACTTATTAGCGACAATCCATCACGAAAGGCACGATTACCAAAGAAGACTAATAAGTTCGAAAAACAACAAGCTGCCAAGAATAAATACTTAGAACCAGACGAATACAGTCGATTGCTGAAAGAACTCTATCGAAAAGACATTACACTGAGATATGCTCTAGCGTGTGAGTTTATGTTACTAAACGGCTGTCGGATTGGTGAATTAGCTGGACTGACCGTGTCAGATTACCATAAAGAGACACGCTCTTTAGATATCCACACTTCTTTTAACAGATATATCCCAGAAAACGAAGGAACAAAAACAGTCGCTAGTTATCGAACTACTTACCTCACTAATCGAGAAATGGAAATCATTGACCAGATACTAGAATTGAAAGAGTTAAGCGAATCAACCAACCCAGATTGGTATCATAGCGATAAAATTTTCACGACCAATACTGGCAAGCCTATCCATAGCACAATCCTAAGTGCATCGCTCCAACGAGCTAATGCTAGACTGGAAACACCTATCGACAAGCACTTGTCCCCTCATATCTTTAGACACACCACGATAAGCATATTGGCTGAAAACAGCGTGCCCCTAAAAACCATCATGGATAGGGTTGGTCATGCAGATTCGGAAGTAACTACTAGCATCTATACCCACGTCACAAGAAACATGAAGGACCAAGCTGTCAATGTTTTAGATAATATCATTACGAATAATCTTGCCCCCTCTTTGCCCCTCGGATAGAAAAAAAGAACCCTAGGTTTAACCTAGAGTCCTCAGAAACGTTGTTAAATCAACGTTTTATTTTTTCAAGTTGTAGAATGATTTCAAACCACGGTATTCTGTTAGTGCGATTTTAAATGCGTATATAATAGGAAGAAAACCTATTAAATAAGGATATATGCGTGTAAGGTATAGAAGGTAAAATGCACATAAAGTTACTAAAGTTTACACTTATTGCCCCTTATTTGCCCCCTTTTCAAATACACAAAAAAGGCTAGGTTAACCCTAGCTTTTTAACGGATATTCTCCAAGTTTTTTTCAATCCACTCAAGTCGATTTTGGCGGCCTGCTGGTATCGGTCTAGGGTCTCGTGAATAGTTCTTGAAACGCATTTGAAGCATGTAAGAACCTTCTCCTAAACTGCTACTTTCCAAGGCTACTTCTAAATAAGCACTAGAAATCCAATTCCCGCTCGCTGTGTACATTCTGCCAGCTCCTCCGATGATGTCTTCACGGCTATTCTCAATCCATTTTAGAAGCTGCTGCTTCTTAAACTGATCATAGTAGGCATGAAACGGCATATTCATTTTCAGCGAATTGTCCAAATAGTAATCGGTTTGAGCCTTACCAATCATAGCGAGCTCAAAATCATCAAATAAGCAATCTAACATTGCGTTTACTCGTGCTGCCCCCATCTTTTCGATGGAAGTGTCGCCATTCTTGAATTTTTGCCAATTTGCATCAGTGAATTTGATGCCAGGCAATTTGTAGAAGTCGTTCTCAAATTTAAAATAACGACTCATGTATTCCAAAATCAACTCTTTAACGTCGTTGTTGATAATCATGTTTATTCTCCTTACGCTACGTCCCAAATTTTTTCAGAAATGTAGTAAGTACCAATGTTAGAACCGTCAGCTACTACTTCGATACCGTAGTAAGCACCTACTTTGTGCATGACTTCGTTGAATTTAACAACTTTAGCAGCGTCTAGCACTTCAACCATTGACCATTTACCAGATTTACGCATTTTAGCTTCAACTGCTTGGAATTTAGCAAGGCTAGTGTCATTATCTTTGATAGCAGCCCATGCCATTTTCATTGCTCCTGCGATGTATTCGATAGCTTTGCCACCGAATTTTTTAGCAGCTTCTTTTGCGATTTCCCAAGCGTTTGTCATAAGTTCTTTTTTCATGGTTCTTACTCCCTTCCTTTATCTTACATGTATATTATATATCATATATGATAGTTTGTCAACACTTCTTACAAAGAAATTTAAGTTTTTTTGCAAAATAAAAAAAGCCCGGCACAAAGCCAGGGCAGTTCGAGAAATTTATCGAAATAACGCCAGTATTCCGAAATCTATGTTATCACTTATCGTAGAGAATCGCAAATATAAAAAAGAGCTATGAGACTAACTCATGGCTCTTTGCCTATGATGGACTTATATTATACCAAATAAAAAAAGCCCCAGCAAATGCCAGGGCTTCGACCACTACCACC